GCCTGCTGGCCGCGTATGAGGAGCAGAAGGGGCACCTGATGAACTGCACCGGGTACACCGATTGGAGCGTGATCGCCGATGGTGAGGGCTGATGTGGTGACCCTGCTGGGGGAACGCCCGGAAGCGCACGGCGTGTTTGATGCGCCGCTGTACAACGCCCGCACGGTGTACTGCGAAGTAAAAAGTGTGAGCCAAACCGAAGCCTACCAGGCGCGGGCCACCGGGTTAAACCCCGAGTATCGGCTGGCGCTCACCCATAGCTTTGAATACCAGGGCGAGAAGCTGTGCGATTTTCGGGGAACCCGGTATGAAATCATCCGCACCTACATGAACGAATCAGACGGCATTGAGCTGACCATCCAGCGCGTGCTGGGGAACGCCGCCGTAGAGGAGAGCGCCCATGTATAACGAGCTTGTGGCCGCGCTGAAAGCGCTGCCCGGAATCGCCATCACAGAGCACGAATGGGCCACGCGCCCCACGGGCCCCCATGGCACCGTGCAGCTGGATTTTGCCGCCGATCAGGATGCCGGGGACGATGCCCACCAGGATACCGCCTATCAGGGCAGCGTGGATATTTACACACCCGATCAGGGCTGGCAGATCGCCGCCAGGGTGGAGACCGTGCTGGAGGAATTCTGCGGGGCCAGCTGGCATCTGAACCTCAAAGCCTATGAACGGGAAACGCGCCTGCTCCATCGGGAATACGTTTTCGAGATCGAGGTGCTGTGATATGCCCATGACCATGCAGGTGGAAGGCATGGAGGAACTGAGCCGCAAGCTATCGGAGCTGGACGAAAGAGCCGGGGACGTGGCAGCAGGGGCCCTCTATGCCGGGGCGGGCGTGATGGCCGACGCCTATGCCCAGGCCGTGAACAGCATCAAGACGGATAAATTTCGCTATGCCTTTAACGGCCAGAAGCGCTCTGTTTCCCCCGAGGAAAAGTCCGCGCTCCAGGGCAAAATCGGCATTGCGAAGTTTGACCGGGACGGCAGCGAAGTCAACACCGCTGTGGGGATCAGCGGCGGCGGGTATGTTGAAATCGGCGGAAAGCGCAAGGCCGTGCGGATGCTGGCTAACGCCATCAACAGCGGCACCAGCTTTATGGTGAAGCAGCCTGTTTTCCGCCGCGCGAAAACGAAGGCCCGCGCCGCCGCTTCGGAGGCCATCGCCCAGCGGGCGGATCAGCTGATCGAGGAAATTACCAAGTGAACGGAGGTATAACGATATGGCTTATATCGGCATGAGGAATCCGGTTATTGCGCCGATCACCGCCCATACGGATGGCAGCCCCATCACCTATGGCGCGGGCATGGTGCTGGGGCCTGCCGTGGCGGCGAACCTGACCTTTGATGTGGCGGATAACCCGGACTATGGCGATGATATCATCATCGACAACGACAACGGCATCAACGGCTACAGCGCCACCCTGGAAACCAACAACATCACTCCCGAAGGCCGCGCCATGGCGCTGGGCTGGGAAGCGAAGCAGGGCACGGGCAGCACCGTGACCCACTACGAAGTTTCCAGCGACGCCGCGCCCTATGTGGGCTGGGGCTTCATCCGCGTGAAGATGTTCAAGGGCGTGCGCTCCTATGAAGCGTTCTGGTTCCACAAGAGCCAATTCAGCCCCAACGGCATCAACGCAAGCACCAAGCAGCGCCAAGTGGAATGGAACCACCCCTCCCTCAGCGCGCAGGGCATGGGCGTGTACATCGATAACTCCGGCAAGGCCAAGTACTTTGACTGGATGGAGTTTGAAACCGAAGCCGCCGCGCTGGCCTGGCTGAAGGGCCGGGCCAATATCAGCCCGTGATGAAATGATCCGCATCCCCGCTTGGGGGTGCGGATTCTTTTCGAGATAGAAGGAGGAACGCCATGTACACCATCAAGATTGGGGAAAAGGAAATCCCCCTGCGCTACACCATGCTGGAGCTGGCCGACATGGAGGAAGAGATCGGCACCATGGATAATTTCCGCGATCTGATCCTCAAGGGCAAGCGGCGGATCAGGAACATGGTTGCCGCCATTCGCATCATGGGAAACAGCGGGCTTTCCCACGAAGGGAAAACCGCCGATCTGACAGACGAGTGGCTGCTGGACCATCTGGACCCCGCCCAATTCAAGGCGTACCAGATCGCCGTGCTGGCCGCGTTCACGGCGGGCTGGAAGATGGAAACCGAGGAGGAGCGCGTGCATGACGTGACCCTCGAGGAGATCGAAAGAAAAAAAGAGCAGGGCAGTTGACTTTCCGGCGCATCACTGCCTGGGGGCTGATCGCCGGGCTATCCTATTCGGAAATGATGAATCTGGCCCCAGGGTATATCCTGGATTGCTATATCCTGCGGCGGAACTATGACGATATGATGCACGGCATTCGGCGGGGTGATGATCAATGGCAGACGGCGTAAACGTGAAGATGGGCGTTTCCGGGCTGAACAAATTCAAACAGGACATCAAGCAGGCCCAGGAAAGCGTGAAAACCTACGACGCGGAGCTCAAATTGGCGGAGAAGCAGCTGCAGGCCACCGGGGACCGGGAAGCCTACATGCAGCAGAAGACCAAGCTGCTGCATCAGCAGATCGCCGCGCAGAACAACGTGATCAAGCAATGCCAGCAGGCGCTCACCGCCATGGAAAAGCAGGGCATCAACCCCGCCAGCCAGGCGTACCAGCAAATGCAGCAGCGCCTGCTCAACGCCGAAAGCGCCCTGATCGATATGCGCTCCAGCCTGGACAACGTGGGCGACGCCGCCAACGATACCGCCCAGAAGACCGATAAGCTGGCCGATAGTCTCAACAGCATCAACAAGAAGGTTTCCTTCGACGCGGTGATCAACGGCATTGGAAAGATCACCGATGGCATGGAATCCGCCGCGAGGCGGGTGGACGCTCTGGCCCGCGATGTATGGGACACCATGGCCCTGGCGGCATCCTGGGCGGACAACGAGAATACCCTGGCCGCGATGTATGGGCTGGACGTGGAAACACTCCAGCGGATGCAGGGCGCAAGCCGTACCATCGATACCTCCGTGGAATCCATCGTAAAAAGCCGGCAGAAGCTGAAGCAGAACATGGCCAGCGATTCCCAGGAGATTGCTGATGCCTTTGACAAGCTGGGCGTGAGCATCGGCGAGGTGAACGGCAACACGGGCATCATGGGCAAGCTGACCGAGTTCGCTGCCATGTTCACCGGGCGGGAACTGAACCGCAACTTCCGCAGCTGGGAGGACGTTTTCTGGGATACCGGGGACGCGCTGCTGAAATACGGCGACGAGGTGGAGCGCGATGTGCTGGCTCAGCGGATTTTCGGGCGCAGCTGGATGGAGCTGATGCCCCTGTTCCAGGCGGGCCGGGAGGAATACGAAAAGACCCTGGACGCGCAGAGCATCGTCACCCAGCAGAACGTGGATAAGCTGAACGCCCTGGACGACGCGCTGCAGCGGCTGGATCAGGAATACCAAACCACGAAGTACACCTTGCTTTCCGAATTTGCGCCCGCGTTTACCACCGTGGGCGACACCCTGACCGGGTTGCTGGGGAAGTTTAACGAGTACCTGCAAACCGAGGAAGGCCAGGAAAAGCTGGAGGGCCTGAGCCAGGCCGTCACCGAGCTGTTTTCGGGCCTGTCTGACGCGGATTTTGGCGCGGCCATCGATACCGCCAGCGGCATCCTGACTACCATCAAAGATGCGCTGTTCTGGATCGCCGACAACAAGGACGGCGTGGTTAACGCCATCACCGCCATCGGCGGCGCGTTTCTGGGGCTCAAGGCCGCGCAGGTGGTGGGCACCCTGGTGCAAAGCGCTTCCGCACTCAAAAACTTGATTGGCAGCGGCGCGGCTGGGGCTGCTGGCGCTGGTGCTGCTGGGGCTGCTGGAGCGGCAGGCGGATGGCTATCAACGGCGCTGAAATCGGCAGGATCGTTTCTGGTGGGAAAGGCGCTGCCTGTCGGCCTGGGCGCTTATCTTGGCTTTACCGCCGGCGGAATTGACGCCGCGTCTGACGATTTGGACAGCCTGTACGACAAAAACGGCAAAGTAACAAAGGCCGGACGCGAGTTGGGCTTGCCGACCACAAAACAAGAATACGACGCTTGGACGGCTGAGCAATACTTGGAATGGTCAGAAGCGGGGTCTTCTGCCAAGCAAGCAGACAGGTACGATGTGCTGGATGTAGAAAAAGAAGCGCGCCGGGCAGTTGAAGCCCAGAACAACAGGCGACGGCATCCCACGATCCAGGAGCCTGTACAGCTCACCGTATCCGATATGGTGGCTATGGGTATCATCGCATCTTCGGAGCCCACGCAACATCAGCAGAAGGCGGCAGAGGGGTATTGGGATTTTTTGAAATCCCATGAATTCATGTCGGACGCCACCATGGACGCGGCCATGCAGAGCTATTTCGCCGATCAGCCCGCCCTGCTGGATGTGCTGGGCGAGGCCATGCTGCAAATGATCAATTCGTCGGCAGCGAACGGCGTTGATCTGCCGGAGGATCTGCCGGAGGGCTGGTGGCTTGGCCAGGATGGCTTGAAGGTGAACACCGATCCCGTGCTCCCCGAGGACGCGGCGGAGAAGCTGCAGGAACAGCTTTCCGGTATCGAGCTCCAGGTGGGCGTAGTCCCCGCGCTGCAACCGGGCGGCGGCGCTTTCGGGGATACAGTTGTGCCCATGCGGCACGCCCTGGACCAGCGGGCGAACGGGCTTCCATTCGTGCCATTTGACGGCTACATTGCCGCCCTGCATAAGGGGGAGCGCATCGTGCCCGCCAACCAGAATAAATCCTATTCCGCAAACAGCAACCTGTACGTGGAGAAAATGTATATGAACAACGGCCAGGATGCCCAGGGCCTTGCCGCCGCTATGGCGGCGGAGAACAGGCGCATCCGGGCGGGCTTTGGATCGTGAGGTGAAGGGCCGATGGGCCAGAGCTATTTCGTTTGGAACGGCATCGACAGCAGGGCCATGGGCATTACCCTGCGCGGGCCCGCACCGCTGATCCGCCCGGAAGAGCGGGTGCAGCATGTGGCCATTCCTGGCCTTTCCGGCGACCTGACGGAGCTGGAGGGCGAACACATTTATAATTCCTACATTCAAACGCTGGAGATCAGCGTGCGGGAAGCCGCCCATGTGCGGGCGGTTTTTGATTGGCTGCGCGGCGCGGGCTATATCACCTTTTCCGGGGAGCCGGATAGGCGGCAGCCCGCCCGCGTGATCGGCGCGGTAACGCTGAACAAAATCAGCCGGAACATGGATCGCTGGGCGGGCAGCGTGCAGTTTTACTGCCAGCCGCTGAAAGAGCGCATCTACGATACCGCGCAGGTGCTCACCGCTGCCGGATCCGTTTGGAATTATGGCGATGTGGCCAGCAAGCCCCTGATCATCGCCATCCCCGCCAGCGGCGCGGAGGAAATGACCATCACCATTGGCGGGAAAACCCTTTCCCTCACCCAGGTGGACGACGTGCGCCGCATTGATTGCCTGGCCCAGGAGATCACCAACGCGGCGCAGTCCGCCCTGTACACGGTGTATTCTGGCGGGCCATTCCCGGTATTGGAAATGGGCGAGAACAGCGTTTCCGGCACGGGCTGGACCCACCTGGCCATCTATAAGCGCGAGCGTTTCCTGTGAGGTGAGGCGGCATGGCAGAAGCAAAAACGGCCCTGGCGGATTTTTATCTGCTTTCCGAGTGGACGGTGGAGGGCGGGGTGATCACCTCTCCCCCAACCACCGACCGCCAGACGAAAACCGTCACCATTTCGGGCATTCCTGCCGGAGTGCCCATCCTGGGGGCGGTGTTTGAGGCCACGTTCGGCTCCCCGCTTTCCGGCATTGCGGAGCTCACCGTGAACGGCCAGGAGATCACCTTCGGCACCAGATCCATCACCCTCCAGCCCACGATCAGCGGTAACGGGCAGTATACGCTTTCCTTTGAGTTCCGCGCCAACGGAGACGCCACCCTGGAGGATGGCCCGCACAGCGGCGCGGTGGAGATCGGCTGGGCGGCGGTGACGGTTACCTATCAGGCCGAGGAACCCCCGCCTGACCCGGAACCCCCAGCAGACCCGGACGCGGATTGGGGCGACGGCCCAAGGCCCATTTCCGTTTTTGCGCCGGACGCGGAGCGGTTTAACAATAACGGCCTGGCGATCCTCACCCCGCTGGAGGGGAAACTGCGCACGGTGGCGGGCGGGGCTTGCGAGATCACCATGAAGCACCCCATCGACCCGGACGGGAAATGGCGCTATCTGGTGCCCGGCGCAATCATCCGCGCCCCCGTGCCCGCCGAGCGGGTGGATAATGCGTTCATTGGGCTGGACGTGGACGAGTATCGGGTGAAAAACCAAAGCGGCGCGGCCATGCGCGAGAAGATGGAAGCGTCCGAGGTGATCTGGTACAACGGCTTTGACTATATGGAGGCGTACCTAAATCACTACGGCGTGGGCTCCCGCGTATCCTGGGATAATAAAAACTGGGAGTGCATCATGTGGCAGCCGGAAAACCCGCTGCGCGTGGCCAATCCGAACATAGCGCGGATCTGGTGGAAGATCATCGACCGCTATACGCCCGGCGCTGCCGTGCTCACCCGTTTGGAATACGGGCAGGAGCTTTACTTCGTTGCCGACGAGGTCAACGGCTGGTATCGGATGAGCACTTCCCAGGGCATCGACGGCTATGTGCAGAGCGCCGACGTGGAATACCTGCGGCACATTACGCCCACCAAGGCCGATGAGCGAACCATCAAGGATCAGCTGTTCCGCGTGAAAAACGTTGTGACCGATACCGAGCAGATGGAGCTCACCGTGTACGCCGCCCATGTGAGCTATGATCTGGCGGGCATCCTGGTACAGAATGTGAAGCTGTCGAAGGTTTCCCCTTCCATGGCCATCACCCGGATCCGGGATGGCTTCATGATGCCCTACCGGGGCCAGATCGCCACCAACCTTACCACCGAGCAGAACGGCACCTATTCGGGGACGCTTTCCGGGAAAAACGGCATCTTCGCCCTGCTGGACCCGGACAGCGGCATCGTTCCCACATTCAACGCCCGATTTTCCCGGGATAACTGGGACCTGTTCGTGCTGAATCGCCAGGCCATCGACCGGGGTTTCCGCCTGCGCTATGGCAAGAACGTTCGTGGGATCAACTGGCGGCGCAGCAGCGAGAACCTGGTGACCCGGGTTGTGCCCGTTGCCAAGGGCGAGGACGGCGCGGACCTGTATCTGCCGGAAATGTACATCGACAGCGACCACATCGGCGATTATCCCGTGATCATCATGGAAAGGCTGGCGGTGCGCGGCCAGGTGGGAAAAGACGACGGCACCGGAACCGACACTCTTTGGACAACCGAGACCCTTTTCGAGGAAATGCGCGCCAAGGCCAGGGAGCGCTTCGACGTGGATCATGCCGATGTGATCTATCAGGAGGTCACGGTGGATTTTGAGCAGCTGGGCGACACGGCAGATTTCCCCTGGCTGCGTGGCCTGGAGCAGGTGCTGCTGTATGATCTGGTCCGGGCGGAGGATGAGCGCGTGGGCCTGTGGATCACGCTGAACGTGACGGAGCTGGAATGGGACATCATCCGCAGGAAGGTCACCGCCATCAAGATCAGCACCGCCATCGACCATGGGCTCCAAACGGTGGCCGGGTACAACATTGGCAATGGTTCCATCGGCGCTGAAAAGCTATCAGAAGGGGCCATTTCGGAACTAATGAACCTTATGACGGAGGGGTAAAATGGCGCAGTTTATCAATATGCATCGGGTGGAACTGGCGACGGGGGTTGCGCCCGTCGTTTCGCTGAACCAGGTTTATTTTGGCGACGCTCAGGCAAACCGCGTCGGCGCGATTGTAACGCTGAACGGGCAGCCCTTCGCGCTGGAGGGCCAGTGCGCTGGCACGGCAATCCTTTCGGATGGCAGCACCGTGCCGCTGACGGGCGAAGTGAGCGGAAATGAAGCATACGTGAATCTGCCCGCCGCCTGCTATGCGGTGGAGGGGCCGATCCAGATTTTCGTGCGGGTGACCAGCGGCGATGTGGTGACCACGCTGATTTCCTTCGTTGGCACCGTGCGGCTGACGGAGACGGAGACCTACATCGATCCCGGCGATGTGATGCCCTCCTACGCGGAGCTGCTCCAGGCGCTGAAGGACGCGGCGGCATCTATCCCGGGCAATTTTTCGGAGCTGATCGCCGCCAAGGTGGAAAAGCCGGAAACGAACCCGGACGGCCAGGCCGGGCAGGTGCTGCGCTCCCTGGGCGATGGCGGCACCGAATGGGCCACCGTGGGCCAGCCCACCGACGCGCAGACCGCCGCCGCCGTGGCCGCGTTCCTGGAAGCGCACCCCGAATACACCACCACCGTGGAGGACGGGAGCCTGACCTACAAAAAGCTGGCGCTGGGCACGCTGGGGTTTGTGATCCCGGAAATGTACGGCGCGGCGGGCGACGGTGTGACGGACGATACCGCCGCCATCAACGCAGCGTTGGCCGCTAACCGGGTGGTGTTCCTGCTGCCGCACACCTACCGCACCACCGAACCGATCTATGTGCCCTCCTACACGTCCTTGATCGGGTTGGACCGGGAAAAGAGCAGAATCTATAACACCGGGTTGGGCTACATGAAAAACGCTGTGCTGTGCGGCATTTGCGGGGGCGACAGCGCCGACCATGGCATTAAGGCCACGAACGCGATTGCGTTTACCAAAACGGGCCCGTACACGTTCACCAGCGCCCGCGCTTTCCAGCCAGACGATATCATTCATTTCCGGGTAGATGATGCTGACGATGGCATTTCCCAAATGATCAGCACGTCCACCTACATCACCACCGTGGACGGGAACACCTACACCACCTTCGACCCCATCCCCGATAACGCGGAGCTGCACGCCTATTCCGATATTACGGTGGAATACGATGGGCTGCGGGCCTATGTTGCGTTTGGAACCAGGGTGGAGAACCTGACCATTGAACACCTGCCCACTGGCAGCGGCATGTACTGCCTGTTCCTGTGCGGCGCTCGGCAGATCGTTAAAAACGTGCGCACCATCGGCAATACGGGCATTGCCACCAACCTGAGCGTCCACAATACCTGGGAGGACGTGGAGTGTATCTCCTATGGCGATAACCTGGACTGCGCCGAGTATGTATACTATACCGATTACCGCCGTGTGGCCGTTCGGAAATCCAGCATTGACGCCAGCACCATGCACGTGCAGCTGGCTTTTGGGCGCGGGCACGATGTGCGGGTGGAGCGCTTCACCAGCAACCGGGCGGACGGGGTGGCGCTCTCCTACGCAAAAGATATTGTGTTTGAGGATTGCGATCTGGCCCTGACGGAAATTGCCCAGACGGGCGCGGGCAGGAACGTGCTTTTCCGCCGCTGCAATCTCTACTCCGATGAGGCGCTCTCCCTTCGGGAAGCGGACTATGAGGATTGCTATATCCAGCACCCGAACCCCGGAGTTGGGCTGGGCCATTTCTCGGGAGTTGTTTCCGATGATACCGGGATTGGCATTGTAGCAAAAAGCGTAATTCATAAGCCCGGATACAAGGATCAGATCTTCCGGCGTATTGTGGCGCTATCCACCTACACCGTGCCCAAATTCGATAATAGCATTTGGGTCCGGGTGACGGGCAGCGCTCTCACGATTTCCAATGGGTCCGCGTCCTTTACGGCTGACCACGAGATCACTGTTATCATTACGCCTGGCGGGCTTGTGCGCGTAGCCTTTGATGGCGGGGCGTTTGCCGCGCCTGGGTGGAGCGCTTCGGCGGATCTGACGATCAGCGGGAGCCTGGGCTACATCGAGCAAGAATCTTTGGTTGGCTATGTTCCGGCGTAAAGGAGGCGCTTGCGTATGAATAAGCCCGAAATCGTGCGAAGCTGGGCCTTGGAGCGCGTGGGCTGCCCGTACATCTACGGCGGAACGGGCCAGCCCTGCACGGTAGCCTATCGGCAAGCCCGGGCGGCGCAGTACCCGGGCAAGGCCGCAAAAATCAAAGCGAACTGCCCCAGGATGAGCGCCGGGGCGAAAAGCTGCGCGGGCTGCCGCTGGTGCGATCCCGAAACCGGAGCCGGAAAGCCCGCCTATGACTGCGCCCAGCTTTCCCGGGGCGCTATGGCGGCGGTGGGCATCGCCCTTGTTTCGGGGGCCGACTCTCAATGGGTGCGCACCCAGAGCGAGGAGCGCGGCGTGATCGATTCCATGCCACTGGATAAAGTGTGCCTGGTGTTTCGCCGGGACGGCGATCACATGGGGCACGTTGGCATTTATATGGGCGATGGCAGCGTAACCCACGCCAAAGGGCACGACTGGGGCGTGGTGAACCAGCCGCTGGAGGACGTGAACTTCACCCATTGGCTGCTCCCTTTGGGGCTGTACGATGGCAAGGCCGCGCGGCCCATCCTGCGTCAGGGCTCCAAAGGGCCTGACGTGGAGTATTTGCAGACGCTGCTCTCTGATTGCGTGAAGCCCATCGACGTGGACGGCAAGTTTGGCCCCGCAACCGCCGCCGCTGTGAAAGCGTTCCAGAAGGCGCACAATCTGTCCGCCGATGGCGTGGTGGGCCCGAAAACCTGGGCCGCGCTGGAGGAGGCCACCGGGCACGATTCGGACCCTGTGCCCGCGCCGGATGCCCACGATCTGGACACCGGGGGCCTGTACACTGTGCACATCCCCAGCCTGGGCAAGGCGGACGCCGAGCGCCTGGCCGATGCCCATCCTGGGGCGTGGATATCAAGAGAGGGGGAATAAACCATGGATGAGCTGAACAAACGGCTGGCGCTGGTGCTGGGCACCTGCGACACGATGGTGAACGGCAGCCTGGTCACCAACGCGCTGTGCCGCGTGGTGTTCGTGGAAACCGAGGAGCAGCTGGACACCCTGCCCGCCTATGAGCCGGGCACGTTCGCGGCGCTGTATGGCCTGGGCAACATCTGGCAGAAGACGCCCGCCGGCGTGTGGGCGCCTGTGGTGTAACTCGGGAGGGCAGAGAAATGGACATCAAGGATATTCTGAGCGCCCTGGCGGTGCTGCTCTCCGTGGTGGCGCTGCTGCTCAACACCCGAAAGGATTCCAGGCAGGAGGCGGCTGGCAGCGCCCGCCTGGAGGCGAAGCTGGACAGCATTTCGGGTGGGGTTGAGGACATCCGCGTGGAAATGCGCACCATGCGCGGGCGGATCGATGGCCTGTCCGAGCGCGTGGCCGCCGTGGAGAACAGCTGCAAAAATGCTCACCACCGCCTGGATCAGTTGCAGCACCCGCCCGATTAACCGGGCGGGCTTCTGCTTTGGATAGAATGAGAGGAGGTGTGTTCCATGGGGTTGGAAATGGGGTTTGATGTGATCGCCCTGGCGGCCGCGCTGAAAACGGGCCGGGCGACCACTCCCAAAATCAAGGAGGCCGTCAGCGAGTATCTGGCCGCGCACCAGGATGCGCTGGATCAGGCTGCCTTGGAGGCGATCCTCCAGGAAAAGCTGGACGCGCTGGAAAGCCGCGACCGGGTGATCTCCCTGGATGGCACGGTGCTGGCCGGGGGGAATGTGATCGAGGCCGTGGGCGCTCCCGTGTACGTGGCGGACGTTTCCGAATATGCCGCCTATGGCCTGGAGGATAAGGGCTGGTATATTTTCGCCCGCATCACGGCCAAGCCTGCGCACGGTGTCACCGCGCAGACCACCGTCACGGGCGCGGCGGGCTATATCGCCACGCCGGGCAGCGCGTATGTGGATGTGGCGGTGCGCTTCGAGGTTGCGTCCATGGCCCAGGCCGTCACCGTCGCCTGGACGGCTGACTATTCGGATACGTACGTGTTCCGGGCCACCGATCTGGCGGTTCGGAACTTGGACTATCGGGTGACGTTTTATGTGTATGACATTACGCCGTATGTTACGTGGACGTATGCCCTCACCGCCGACACCACGTTCGCCGCCAATAAAAAATACTATACCAAGGACGGCGACGTGTACACCCTGGCCACCGTGACGGCGGGCGAGGCAGTGCCAGCCGATACCTACTACAACCATAGCAAGGTCCGCTTCGAGGGCATGGCCTCCAACGTGACCTACCGCCTGGACGAGATGGTGGACTGCCCCATCGAAATTGTGCTACCGGAGATCGCCGACGATGGGCACGGCGCGTGGTTTGAAATCCAAATGCGCTATAATGGCTCCTACAGTTGCACCCTGTTGCCGCCCACAGGCGTGAAGATCGGCACCGCCACCACCCAGGCCCAGAGCGCCGGGATGAATACCATCGACTTGCAGTACACCAACGTCGATAATGTGAAAATGTGGACGCTGCTCAATACCCATAGCAACATCCCGGCGTAAGGAGGTGAGCGCACATGAATGAGTGGGAAAAGGCTACCTGGTGGAGCTACGAAAAACTCAAGGAGGACGGGAAAATCGAATCCGTCAACACCAACAAGAACGATTTCGACGGCTCCATCACCGGACACATTATTTTCGGGGTGAAGGAATGGTTCGACGAAAACCCCGAAGAGGCGCGGCGACTTGGCTGGCAGAAACATATCCAGCACAACCCCGAAAAAATGGGCATCGAGTACAACAAACAGACCCAGTACCTGGAGAAATCCACCAAGCGGATTGACGCCTACACCTATGAGGACGTGTACACCATCAAGTACAAGACCGAGGACATGATGCGCCGGGCCGAGGAAAACGGCTATTACGCCGATTCCGGATGGAGTACCAGCGGCGGAGTGTTCTTCTTTGGAGGGGATGAGTAAATGAACAGGGAACTGGATACCATGGCCGCGATCATGGCGGAGAAGGAAAAGGAGCTGCGGCTGGCCGATATGCTGCCCCTGGATGATGAAGGCCGCGCTGTAGCCGAGGAAAAGCGGAAGACCTTCGACCTGCCGACGAACGCCGTTAAGGTTGACCCCTTGCGGTGAAGGAGGGCAGAAGCATGTACGATGTAAAACCCATCACCACCGCCCACGCTACAGCTTGCGGCGCTGCCTGCCTGGCGATGCTGCTTGAGTACTACGGGCGGGCCGTGCCGCTGGATGGCCTGATCCAGGAGCTCGGCACCAACATCACCGGATGTACCTTGGGCGACCTCAAGCGCGTTGGCACCGCGCACGGGCTGGACAGCTACTGCTGCCATGTGCCCGCCGCCGAGCTGGTGCGCCTTGACAGGCCGGGCATTATCCATTGGAAGGGCTCTCACTGGGTTGTTTTTTGCGGGCTGAACAAGAAGCAGGAGCCTGTGATCTGCAATCCCAGCATGGGCCGTTTCGCCCTCTCGAGGGACGCTTTTGATCGTTTCTTTGATGGCTACTGCTATTTTAATGGCGACCCGGACGACGCCATTAACCGCGCCGATTATTTCGGAGAGGATACCAAAGAACCCGATTATTTCGACGAGTAAAGAACGGAGGATAAGAAAATGAGCTACATCATCATCGAAGCGCAGACCCAGAACAACACCACCGCCGTTGTTACCCCCATCCCCGTGTACGACGACCGCATCGAGGCCGAGGCCGTTTTTCTCGAGAAATGTGCCTACGCCCGGCGCTCTGGCCTGCCCTGCCACTCCGTGACGCTCCTGGATGAAGAGGGGGCCGTCGTGGCCCGCAAGTGTTTCAAGGCGTAAGGAAGGAGCGAGGAAATCATGAAGGATTGGAAATTGTGGCTCAAGGCCGCGCTGATCCGCGCCGTGCGCACCTTCGCCGAGGCCATGCTGGCCTACATCGGCACGGGCGCTCTGGTGCTGGGGGACGTGAATTGGCTGGCGGCACTGTCTGCTGGTGCCTTCGGCGCTGTCACCGCCATCCTGATGGCCATGGCAGGCCTGCCGGAAGTGGACGCGAAGTGAGGCCATGCGTCCACTTTTGCGTCCACTCACCTCTAAAGATTCTGCGTCCACTCTACTGATTTGGTAACAAAGAACCCCGGAAGCCTTGATTTTCTTGGCTTCCGGGGCTTTTGCTTTGGTGGGATTAGTAGGGCTCGAACCTATGACCTCCACGATGTCAATTTTGAAACGGACTTTTGAAAATCTTTCGATAATGCCCGGAAACCGTTATATCATGCGGCTTCCCGGGCTTTTTTGTTTTTCGGAAATTCGCGGATTTTACCCCGAAATGGCCGCTTTTTCCGGGTCTGTGCGTCCACTTTTGCGTCCACTTGCGGCCATCTGAAAATCCGCGTCCAGGGCATCGGCGACGGATTCCTGGAGGCCGGGCATGAGGTAGCCGTACAGGTCCATGGTCATTTTGATGGAGCTGTGCCCCAGGCGCTCCTGGATCACTTTGGGCTGGACGCCCATGCGGATCAGCATGGCGGCGTGGGTGTGGCGCAGATCATGATAGGTGGCCATGGGCATGGGCGGGCGGCTGGTGCCCTGGCGGGCGGCGTTGACGCGCTCGATCAGGCGGCGGATGGCCTGGGGATAGCTGTCCAGGCGGTAAGGCTGGCCGGAGGGGGCCGCACAGACGCGGGCGCAGGGCTTGGCGGCCAGGCGCATTTCGTCCATGACGAACCGGGGCATGGATACCGTGCGGGCGCTGAAGGACGTTTTCGGGGCTTTCAGCACCTCCGCGCCGGAGGACGTGCGGGTGATGGCCTGGCGGATGGTGATGGTGCGGCGCTTGAAATCAACATCCTCCCAGCGCAGGGCGGCGGCTTCCTCCCGGCGCAGGCCCCCGTAGAGGGCCAGGAGGAGCGGCAAGCGGAAGGGGTTTCCTTCCGAAGCCTTGACCAGATCGGCGATATCCTCATCCGCCAAGATGCGCTGCTGGCGTTTTTCCGTTTTGGGCAGCTGAGCCCCCGCCAGGGGATTGACGGGGATGATCTGCCGCTGCGCGGCCCAGGCGAGGGCCATACGCAGGCTTTCGGTCAAGGCGATAGCAGTCCTAAGGGCAATGGGGCGGGAGCCTCCTGCGCCCTCCTGGAGGGCCAGGATCAGGGCCGAGAGGGTGGCATGGGTGCAGCGCCGGACGGGGAGGTTGTACACCTCCAGCTTGGACAGGCGGTCGATGCCGTCAGAATATTTGGCGCGGGTGGTGGCCCCCAGGTGGGCGCAGTGATCGGAGAACCAGCGCTCCATGATCTGGCCGCAGGTCTGGCGGTCGCCGTTGACATCGATCCCGGCGTTGGACTTGGCTTCCAGGGTTTTCGCCGCTGCCATGGCATCCTCTTTGGTGAGGAACCCGGAAACGCGCTTTTCCTTCACCGCGCCCAGATCATCCGTGTAGCGGTAGCGGACGCACCAGCGGTTGCCGCGCTTGGAAATGAAGGCCATGGGATCACCTCATTCCTCTGGGGAGGTTGGCGGATCATCCGGATCGTGGGCTGGCTGATCCTCGTCGATCTGCTGCGCTTCGGCCATTCTCTGTTCATCGATCAGCTGCTGCGCGTGTTCGGCTTCCCGCTGCTGGCGATCCAGATACCAACGACCCATGTAATAGGAGATTGCGACGGCAATAACACAGCGTGCTATCCAAACAATAACAGTCAAAAATTCGTTGTTGAATTTCAGCGAGAATTCCATGTCTATCCCTCCCTATGTATAAAAATCACGTTGCCATTTCGAGTTACGCGAGGTTTTCTTCTGTTGTGGCCCGGGGATGGGCCAGCAGCATTTCCAGGGCGTACTTCTGCGCGGTTTCGTCGGCTGCGCGATAGGCCGTCAATATTTCCTGTTCTTCCTGGGTGAGGCTCTGTTGGTTCAGCTTTTTGTCTACGTCGAATCCCATCAACCAAGGAACGGAAACATTGAAGTAAAGTGAGAGCGCGTAAACGATTGGCGTGCGCGGGCTGTTCTGCCCTGTGATCCACGCACTAAGTGTCTGTTTGGAAATACCGAAATCCGCTGCGATGGCGGTCTGGGTGCGGCCGCTGCTTTCCACCAGTTCTGCGATTCTTTCCCGGAATGTGCTAACTTTTTCGCCTGCCATGGGATCACCTCCTATCTACTATTATAAACAAAAAATAGACAAAATCAATATTTTTTCAAAAAATCGTCCATTTAATGGTTGACACGAACGAAAAACAGTGGTACTATAAGCGTGTCCATTTGATGGACGCAGTAAAAACGGAGGGAGGAATCAGGATGGAGTACGAGACCAATGAGCTGCGCGGGGAGATCGTCGCCAAGTTCGGAAGCATGGAAAAGTGCGGAAAGGCTATTGGCTGGAGCGGTCGGAAAATCCGCGACGTTGTGACGGGCCGTCAAAGCATGACCGCAGGAGATATTGAGCAGCTTTCTTCTGCGCTGTCTGTGAAGACGGTCGAGCGCTTCATGAAACTTTTTTTTCCGAATCTGTCCATTTAATGGACACATGCACCAATCACAAGGAGGCATTAACGACATGAAAAGCGACTGGTCAATGAAATGCACCTGCCACATTTACGTGACGCTGTACTGGAAAGGGGCTTACGTTTTCACGATGGACAACGATGGGCACTACATGGAGGAGATCATCGAGCGGATCGAAAAGCGCACGGGGCTGCGCTTCAACGAAATCCCGATCCAGGGCAGCCGCCAGGACTTCGACGGGCTGCGCTTCCAGAACGGCGGTTTCAAGCGGGCTGCTGAAATCTTCGCGTGACAAGGAGGACGCTATGAGCAAGATTGCATTCCCGGACAAGGAGAACATCAAGTACAAGACTGAGATTCATTGCCGATTCA